AAATTTTATCTTCACTTGATTGTCCATTTGTGTTATCCAACTTAATATTTTTAGTTTTATTATTTTTTTTACCAAATAAATCTAATTGGCTTTTCAACTCAATTTTTATACCATCATATCCTGTTCCTTGAATTTCTGGATTAGAACATGTTTCAGGAACAATAAAATCGTATCCAATCTCATCAACAAATATTAATTTTCGATTTGAATATTTCTCTACCGCTCGGGATATCAAATCAGATTTTACAAATCTTAACGCTGGTTTATTAAAATGATCCATGAAGGATAACTGGACAGAAAAAACTTTATTCCAATCAACATTCAAACTTAGATATTCTGTAATTTTATATTGGTATTCATTAAATAAAATATTTGAAATATTTTTTATACTATCAGTTTTACAAGTTGTAAAATTTATCATATAAACTCACATTCTACCATAAGTTCGGTTAAACATGCAACAAGGTTAATTTCAGTGTCAGCAACAAATGCGTTCTTGTATGAATAATCAGCAATGATTACAACTGCTTGTGGAATAGATTGGGGCTTCATCACTTCATACAAAGAGTCATACAGCTGGCGAAACATTGTATTGGTATCTAAATCGGTAGATGCGACCCATTTACGAATTGCGCCAAAGTCTTTGTCTTTGATGTGTTTAGTAATCTCACTTATCTGAACATTACCAATCTGTGCAAGAACACCAGTATCAATCTTACCAAACTGTGAGTATCGTTGCAACTCATTTAGAACACGGCGAAAGTCTGGGAAATGTTTCTTAACAAGTTCTGCAATAACCCTGTCATCATACTCAACTTTTTCACTTTGCAAAATTGATTGAACTCGCTTGAAAAACGCAGAGGCCATCTTGGCCTTCTCATCATTCTTCAAACCAAATTCAATAACTGCACACCGTGAATGAAGTGGTTCGATGATACGATTCTTGTAGTTACATGTAAAGATAAACGAACAGTTGCCTGCAAATTCTTCGATTGCATTACGAAGCGCAGGTTGTGTCGAGTTTGGATTTAGATAATCTGCTTCGTCAATAATGATGACCTTACGACCACCAGACAATGACATAGATGAAGCATAGTTTTTGATTTTGGTTCTGAATACATCGATACCAGATTCATCAGAACCGTTAATAACCATGTAGTCACATCCAATTTCGTGACACATAGCTTTTGCTACTGTGGTTTTACCTACGCCTGCACCACCACTTAGGAGTAAATTAGGAATCTGTTTCTGATTCACATACTCCTGAAATGGATGTTTCAGGCGTTCTGGTAAAATACAATCTTCGATTGCTTGAGGACGATACTTCTCGGTCCACAAAAGATGTTCCATAATATAAGTCCTTCACATAATACATCATAAAAAAATCAGTCACGCTCATTAAGGCGAGCAACAGCAGTCAAAAAATCTTCTTCGACTGTCCATGTACCTTTATCACCACCAAAAAGAATTGTAGTCTTTTCTTCTCTATTTCCTTCTCCACCCGCAACTGTAACTTTTCTTTCTAAGACAGAAACAATAAATGATGGGTTGATTGCAATAGAGGTCTTTTCAAAACCTTCTGCTGAATTTGTAAAAAGTTTAAGAGACATGATTACGCCTTTTCAAATTTAGAACCGGCTTCAGTAGAAATATAATACTGAAGTGGAACATTTTTGTTTTCGAAATGCGATACACCTTTAGATGAAATAGAAACTTCATATGAACCAGGCATAACTTTACTAATGTTTTCAGTTTTGAAAATCATTTTGAACTTGTTGCCATTACCATCTGAAATTTCAAGTGCCTCAGTATGAGCAGAATCATTCTGCAAATCTAGTGTAACGATACTAACTTTCTTACCATCAGATTCGATTGCAATATGTGGAGAAGAAAGAACAGAAGCGGCACGGAGAATCCAATCAAAATCCTCTGAAGTTAAAGAGAAGTTAATCTCTGCTTCTGGCATAACAAATTGTTTCTCAGGAGGAGTAACAATCATAGTTGGTTCACAAAAACGATACTTGATTTTAGAACGACCTTTGTTGCCAACAATCACAACATGCTTCTCATCGAATTCAAACGATGGGTCATCTTTGTGTAATGATACAACAGAAAGAAAGTTATTTAAATCATAAACACCAAAGTCAGCAGGAATTTCTTCCTTGATTGATACTTCAGCGAGAATGTTTTTATGTGACGAAACAGTTTTAAGTGTTTTGCCTTGTTTGAAGAAAATACCTTGGTTAATAGAACCAAAGTTTTTCAAAACGGATAGTGTGTCATTTGATAATTTCATATTTTACCTCATAATTAAGATTTGTCATTCACAGAATACATTGTATCATGCTCATATAGAAACATGAGGCAACAAAGTGCATGTGCTAAGTGATGTTTGCCAGATTCAGGGTCATCTGCTTCACCCTCTTTCCATGCCCATAAGTGCCTTTGTAATGCATCAAAATAACGGCGTTTAGAATCAGGCACATGTTTCCAATTGTCTGGTTCGTATTTCTCTGCACCAAAAGTTAATACATCAACTGTGGCCTTTAAAGCAAGTGGTGGTAGTAAACCATATTGTAGTTTACCACCATCAAATTTGCGGCCGCCTGTTGTTGCAGTTTGCGAGACTTTAACAACATTGGCGTCCATTATAGTTTCCCTGTAAACTGTGCAACAGCAGGCATGTTACCTGTAAAGGCATATGTTCCCACATGTTGTGTTTTCATCCAAGGACACAAGAAGATACTTCCACCAAGTTTACGCCACATCTGACAGAACATATAATCTTCACTCAGATATCTCTCAGAACCGCCTCCAGTGATAGAATCTTTGGTGTCGATTACTGTATCAAAGTAAGCATGAATGTATCGTGTACCATCGAAATTGGCCTGACCGATATGGTCTGGTTTGTATTTGATTGCTGGATATTCTTTCTCCATTCTCTCAAACACTTCACGCTTTACCATCATAAAACCTGTACCGATTTCCATCACTTCAAGTGGTTCAGTAACAGAGAATTGTTTTGTGCCTCTTACAACATTGAAAACATATTCACCTACAAGTTGTTCAAGTTCTTTTGGATCCATATTAGGGTTTGCTCTTGCAGCTTGTGCAATGTTACCCCAATTCATAGACTTCTTCGGATAAGGACCACCAATCACATCTTTGTCTAGCGCCATAAGTGCTAGAACATCCTGTGGGTTGTAGTGAATATCTGAATCGATGAATAATAAGTGTGTGTGGTCTGAACGGAGAAACTCATCGACTAGGTAGTTTCGGGCTCGTGTGATAAGTGATTCATTGAACAAAAAAGAAAACTTAGTTTCAATTGCGTATTTGTTCATTGTGGTTTGCAAGTCCAAACTGGACTTGATATACAAACCGTGTGCCATGCCGCCATACATTGGTGTGGCGATAAACAGTTTGTTTTTTCTTAGTTTTTCTAATTCTACTTTGATTTCCATGACAACTCCATAAACGAAAAAAGAGGAAGGGATACTTATATGTATCTCTTCCTCGATGCTTTAAACCTTAAAATTAGGCAAAAGCACGCTCACCTTGTGAACGAATTGCGGCGATGCCAGCAGCGACCATACGCTTAGTTGGTGTGCCGAGGCGATAGAAGGAAACCTTATCACCATTTGTGTTGTAACGGCTATTTAAGTAAATAGCGTGACCTTCGTTACGCAACTCATTGATAGTTGCTGAAGGGTTTGCAACACCGAAAGTAGATTGCATCTTCTGTGCGGTGAGGGTGTTGTATCCATCTTCTTTGGAAAGATAGGCGAGGACTTTAGATTTAACTGACATTACGAAATACTCCAATAATAAAACGGTCGCTTTGAGGAAAGAATTTGAGAGGCGACCTTTCTCTCAAATATGTTACTATTCTATACTATTTTTGTGTCTATGTCAACACTTATACAGGTAAATGTGTAAAAAAGACCCACCGTTGCCGATGGGTCAAGTGCCGAACTACAAACTAATTAAAACGGAACATCTTCCGAATTTTCTTCTGTATCTTTTTCTTCTGGTTCAATTACGGGTGCGAGCAATTGTTCTGCCGAGGCACCTGCATCAACTTTGGTATACAAATCGAGGAATGATGCTTTAGTGTCATCATCAAAACGGTTCAAACACAAACTAATTGCTTTCATCTTATCACCAAAGATACCGAATGTTTCAACGATATGCACTAAACGGCGGGTCGAAATCACTTCGTCACAACCACCATCCATGAATGTTTTGCGAATCACATCAGCCCATGTAACAAGTTTCTCGGCGAATTCATCATCGGCACGACCAACTGTGGTCAATTCTTTTTCGATAATCTTACGCTCTGTGCGAACAGGAGGGAATTCTTGTTCCATTGTAGTGCGGAATCTTTCCAAGAACGCATCGTTAAGCACATTCGTAAACATGTAACGACCATCATCAGAACCTTTACCTTTAGTATTGGCAGTAGCGAATACTGTAAAACCAGGTGCAGGTGCAATCAATTCACCTTTTTTCTTCAACATAAATGGTTTGCCCTCGAGCACCCGTTGTAATGAAGAAAGGTTCTGAGCACCATAATCAATTTCATCAATACACAAAACGGCACCTTGACGAGCAGCCGTAGTTACGGGGCCGTCACGCCATTCCATATT